TCCTCATCTGCTTGTTTTTTCAGCTCTTTCAATTTCTCCGCATCTTCAATGCTTATCTCCTTGTTGTCTTTCTGGCCCTGTGCTTCAATCCTGATTACACCATGCTTTCTCAATATATCCTTGACAGCGTTCCTGAGCTTGCTGCCGTCTTTGACAGTCAAGCTATCTATCTGCTTTTTACTCATGTTTGTAAGCTCGTAGTCCATCAGTTGAAAGAACAACGCGTCATTCATTGCAGTGTCGACAATGCAACTTTTCGATTTACAATTATTTACAATACCGTTGGTCAACGGTTTCAAGAATACCCTGCCTATGCTTAGTTCAACGCTCAATGCATTCTTCAAGGCCTTCTTGTTAAGCCAGTCAATTATGAATCTCATTTTATGTTGTCGCATACCAAGTAACTGGTATGTTTGTTCTTGCAGTCTGCGCTGTCCCATTGACACTCATCAGCACAAGCTCGTTGCCGATAGCCACCGGCTTCCCTATCGAGTCAATGGTGCAATCATCAAGCCATATAGCCGCCTGCTGGTCACCACTTACTGCACCCTCAGTAAACACCAATTTAAACTCCAAGTCAGCAGTCGGGTTGGCATCACCAGTTCCAGCTATCGGGCTGTTTGCCTGACCGTAAAACTTGTCTCTAATCTGAGTAGCAATGGTCGCGTTCATTTTAACCAGCAATGTAAAATTGTAAACTCTGAATCCTGCGACCGGTATTGCTATAAATCTACTGGTCGCATCGCGATTGATGATTAAACTGTTAGTATATGACAAGCTGAAATTCTGAACACCAGCTACTGCTGTGGGAGTAGCATCAAAGCTCACAGTTCCCTGAGCCATAAGCCAAGGATTAGTAGTAACAGGAGTGTATGCAGTCCCTGTGGTGCTACTGATTACTTTCTGAGCAACAAAGTTGGCATTGCATGTTAATATAGAACCAATACTTCCATTAAGTGTAAAGTCCTGTCCGACACAACCAACATAAGTGTCAGTGTCGTCAGTAGGCGTTATGCCCTGCTGATGGTTAACCTCTAGGCTGAATGCCTGTATGCTAGTCGTAGCCACTATGCCTATGTTGTCATCTTCTGTCAACACATAAGGACTCGCTGTCGACCCTGCTCCAGTCAGCGGTCCTATCCAGTGTCTAAAGAAAGCAAAGTCATGGACCTCCCAGACGATGTTTCCTCCACAGTCATAATTGCCCCACAAAGCATTGCTGTAGTCCCTGCCATCTCCTAAGCCACGGCTGTAGATAAAATTGTTGCTGTTGTTTGGAGTGAAGCTCGTGACCTTGCCTATCTCTGTTGTTGTTGCTGCTTCTGTGCCGTAAGCTGCTGCCTCACCGCCATATTGAATTTCTGTTCGTAATTGTGCATCACTTTCCCCGACCATCATTCTCACCTCTGTAATTTATTTTATATCTTAACATTTTTACTTCACCTTCACAAATTGTTTCTTGTCTTTGAACTTCAAGAGCTCCCTTGATGACACTTCAAACTTGTCTCCCTTGATGACTTTGAAATGACTGCTTCTCAAGTGAACCGTCCGTTCTATCTCACCTGTATATTTTAGTTTCATGATACTACCTCCACTTTGAATCTGCCTGTAATTTCCAATGCACAACTCACAATCTTGCCCCGCCTGTCTGGTTGAGGAAGCATTGTGTTTAATGTTGACACTGCCATATAAGGAATGTAATAAAATTTGGTCTTGTTCTCAAGTATCTTCTCTCTCAGTGTCTTCAAGTAATTATAAACATCCCTCTTGTCGTCATCCAACACTGTGATTGTAAAATTAAAGTCGGTCCTCGTGTGAAGGCCGTCCATCGAGTCCTCTGTTGCCATAGCGTTTAGAGTCTGGACGACCAGACGCGGATAGCTTGATATGCTTATCTCGTCCCTCGGCCAGTCAGTGAATATCTTATCTGCACCATAATCATAAGGTATGCTATACGCACCTGTCTGAGCGGCAATGAATGTTATCTTCGTCTTTATGGTGCCGCTGTCGTCATAGTCGTAGTCGACAGTATACCCGCTTCCAAAAGCCACAGCAGCAGCAGCGACAGTTACGCTCCTTATGTTCTTGATATTAGTTCTGTTAATTAATAAAGATGACTCACCCGCGAACGTTCCTGTAGCAGTTGCTGTAGTTACTCCTCTCGTCGTTATGCTAAAAATATCATTGTTCTTAATGAATACTGCAAGCTCTTCTTCAATTTCATTCATATCTGTCAAGCCGGTAACCGTCATGCGCTATCACCCAAAGTTGAAATATCAACATCAATCATGTGGCGATTCCAATTATCTTTAATTAAATCTCTAACCTTAGTATAAAGAACAGGCCTGATAAACGGATGAGGCCTTGTCCCGTATAATTGAATATGTTTAGCTAAAGCAAAACCACTTCCTTTGCCTAAATGTCTTTCGCCCCATTTCTCAACTAAGCTAATCCATTCGTCACCTTGCTTTTTTATAGGCATCTTCCTATTTGGCTTTGCTGAGACAGTAGTTGTCTTCCCATCTACAGTTGATGTCTGCCCTTTTCTTTGACCACCTGTTCCAAATTCAACATGTAGTGCATGTCCTGCCATTGTGACAATAATAGTATCTCCTTCAACATGATAACCAATGCTAGATTTTAACATGCCTTCGTCCACTGGTGCACCTGTGACTAGCTCGTTCCTGATGTCATTCCCTATTCCTTCTTTAAAGAGGTTTAACGCCTCTTGAAATGTCTGGCTCATATCTTGAAACACCTTCCCACTTTATAGAACACAGTTGTTCCTAATCTTCTAGTGACCATACTATTAACACGATAGTCTTCACTATCAAAACTTAATTTATCATTTTTGTTCAAAGTAACAGCATTCTTAATTAATATTACAGCATCTGCTCCCTGAAACAACGCTTCTTTATCCTGACTCCAAGCATCTTCAGCTCTGTAGAAAGCACCGGTTATATTAGCAGGAGTGCCATCAGTAAGAGTCTCATCACCAGTAATATTAGAAGTTGTTTTTGTAACAGGTGTTCTTGAGATTGTCTTTCCGAATGAATCAATCATCATTTCATATCCTGCGTTTGTAAAATTTATTGATGCCATTAAATAATCACCTTATTACTTTTTACCAAATTATCATGCTTTAATAACCATTGATGATTTTCTGGTGCAATTGCTTTTTCCAACTCATCTTTATTTGTTAAATCAAATGAACTTAACGGAATTATATGGTCTATATGATAATTAGCTATATTATTTGGAAAAGGTTTTAAATGTTCAATAATAGCATTATAATCTAAATTATATTTATTCTTTTTATAATAATTGAACAATACTCTCTTCCTTAAATTTGCTCTTAATCTACATTTTATATTAAAATTTTTAGAAGTCTTCCTTTTTTGTTTATTCCATTTTTTTTGATAATCATTAACTTTATCTTTATTTTTTTTATACCAAGAAGAATAATAATTTAATATTGACTCTCTTTTAATTAAGTAACGTTTTTTAGCTCGTTCAAGATATTTTTCTTTATTTCTAATATACTCTTGTTTGCTTTTTAATTTAAGAACTTTTTTATTAATAATTTTATAACTCTTATTATAATCTTTCATATATGCTTTTCTATCAAAGTTTATGCTCATTGTCTTGCCTCTTGGCTGTTTATACTCCGCTTAGAGTTCTCTTTTAAAACCCTAGCCAAAGTCCCGAAGGACTTCAGCTTGGGAAAAAGAGGTGATAATCATGCGAATACACTGTACTTGATTATTCTAAGTTCCAAAGCCGCCTTCTCTCTCATCAGCGTATCCCAAGTTCCTTTGATATTGATGTATGCTTGACCTATCGTGACTGAACCTTCAGGCAAGCTGTAGGTCGATGGAATGTTATGTGTGCCGCCCATCTGTGCTTCCAGACACATGATAGCAGCGTAAACTTCTGTTAATCTCTTGACCTCATAAGGTAGAGGATAAACTCCCCACCAGTAACTTATAACATTAAGTTGTGCTTTCTCAGATGTCCAATACTCTACTTCAACATCTGCAGTTCCCAGCAATAATCTGCCCTGCTCTTTATACTGATAAATATAACTCGGCGTCACGGTCGTGCTGTCGATAGCAACACTCTCCAAAATCTGTAATGGGTATTTGTTTAAAAACAAAGATGTCGTGTCATCTCCATCGTATGTCTCGCTTGACTTATGACAGTCTTTACCTGTGTGTATTAATCTGTATAAGCTTGTTGCATCAGGGTTAGTTGTCCAGTCACTATCTAATGTCAACTTTGTAACAGTATTGTCTATTAT